CCGGCAGGCAGAGCCTTTCGTAAAAACCGGTGACTTGTGGCTTTTGGGCAAGCATCGTCTCCTTTGTGCCGACTCTACAAAACCAGAGGATGTAAAACTTCTCATGGATAGCAAAAAGGCGAATGTGTGCATTACCGACCCGCCGTATTCGTGTAACTACACAGGCGGCACAGGCATGAAAATCATGAACGACAACCTAAAGGGCGAGGAGTTCTATCAGTTCCTGCTTTCGGCATTCAAAAACGCCTATGAGAATCTTGCGGACGGAGCTGCCATATACATCTTTCACTCGGATGCGGAAAAGGTCAACTTCTACAATGCCGTTGTTGCTGCCGGATTTCACTACTCAACAACCTGTATTTGGGTAAAGCAGTCCCTTGTTCTGGGACGCTTTGATTATCAAATGCGCCATGAGCCAGTCATCTATGCATTCAAGGACACTGTAAAGCACAAATTCTACGGAGACAGAAAGCAGACCACTGTTTGGGAATTTGACCGACCAAGCAAGTCGAAACTGCACCCGACAACGAAACCGCTCCCGCTCATTGCATACCCCATGAAAAACTCCTCGTTGGTCAACAGCATCGTCTTGGATTTGTTCGGGGGCAGCGGATCGACATTGATGGCAGCAGAGCAGATGGATCGCACGGCATATCTGATGGAACTTGATCCTGTTTACGCTTCGGCGATTGTGCGCCGTTTTGTGGCATATCGTGGAAATACAGAGGACGTGCATATCATCCGTGACGGGAAAACGCTGCCCTGCTCCGAGGTGTATATCCCCACAGCAGAGGATCTCGGCATGAAGGATACCACGATAAACGACGTTCAAAAGGGGCGGAAGAAAGGAGGATGAGGGAACGTGTGCAATGTGAAATATACGTTTTCCGAGGACGGGAGCGTTGCCTATGGGCATCTTCCTGACGGTATCGTTTTTATGGTAGATACTGCATCTTTGGATAAGATCGCCGGCATCAGCTTTTATCGTAATTACCGTGATTTGACGGGAAAAATCCTTTATGTGATGGACAGACACAGAAAACAGCTACATCGTCATCTGGTGGATGTCCCCAAGGGTTACGAAGTTGATCATATCAATCTGGACACGTTGGACAATCGCCTGTGCAATCTCAGAATTTGTACGCATCAACAGAATCAATGCAACCAACCACGGCAAAGGAACAACACGTCCGGGGTGACGGGTGTCAGCTTCTACAAACCTCGTGGGAAATATCGTGCGAGAATCAAGATTTGTCAGCATGATATACACCTTGGTTATTATCAAACATTTGAAGAAGCTGTTCAGGCGCGGAATGTGGGAATGGCTTGTATGTTCGGGGACTACGGACGGTATGACGAGGTGGAAGAAATTCCTCCGTGGATAGAAGAAGATGTCATCAACCGATGTAAACGGTTCGTGGATTTATCAATCTGCGAATCGTTTATTGATTTTGTGAAGAATGCGGCGTAATGCCGAAGGAGGTATCACAATGAAAGTTTTTCTAAACGCAGGTCATGCCCCGGACGGAAATCCCGACCCCGGCGCGTGCGGGTATGGGCTGCGGGAATGCGACGTTGCAAAGAATGTCGCTGACCTTGTGGCAGGCTATCTCGTTGCCGCAGGTGTTGAGGTGGTCGGCAACTTGCAGTCCGATAGTCTGCATGAGGTCGTATCGGCCTCCAACAACAGCGATGCGGATGTATTCGTCTCCATTCACTGCAACGCCTGTAACGGCACGGCAAACGGAACGGAGGTCTGGCACTTCTACGGAAGCGGCGCAGGAGAGAAGCTGTCAAGCTGCATTCAGAACCAGATTGTGGATGCGCTCGGAACTGTGGATCGCGGCGTGAAGGGCGCAAAGCCCGGTGCCAACGGTCTGTATGTTCTGAGCAACACCAATGCGGTCGCCGTGCTTGTGGAGCTTGCGTTTATCGACCATGCGGGTGACGCAGAACTGCTCAACAGCCGACAGGATGAATTTGCCCGCGCCATTGCGCGTGGGGTAACGGACTATGAAGGAGAGTGTTGAAGATGAAACTGGAATACATTCAAAACGAATTGAAGAACCATGTGGGGGACTTTGTACGGACGGAGGCGAAGGAAGCGACCGTCCTATGGCTGCACGAGAAGGGGCTTCCCGCAGCGCGTGAGGTGTCGGCGGCGTACACGGCGGCGCTGAAAGAGAGTGCCGAGAAGGAGACGGGATGGTGCAGATTCCGCGACCGCATCTTCCTGCCGCTTGTTATCGACGGGGCGATCTGGATGACAGGCAAGATGCTCGAACGCATGACGGTATCCTTGGCAGGGAAATGATGGGCATAAGATCTATTTGATGAGATAGAGTTGGTGTATACAACAGAATCCGCTTGCTAATTCTTCCCACGTGAGTGATGAATGTAATGACCAAAGTTCATAAAGGAGGAAACCACCATGAAGGTCAATTACAACATCCAAAAGGAAGAGCGCAAGGCGATGGTCGGGATCATCAGTAAGGTGCTCAATACGAAGCCTGCCTACTGCGGCGCACCGACATTTTCCTACAAGATCGGAGCATTCGAGATCACGAAGGACGGTAGCCTTTGCTTCGACGATGTCACCGACGAAGCGACCGTTGCGCGTGTGCGCACGGCACTGCGCGAGGAGGGCTTTATGTCCGAGGGTGGGGAGCACGAGGCTTCCTGCGCGGATACAGGGGCAGACGAGCCGAACCGGACGGAAGAGGCAGTGGATGATCTGACACCGGCAGAAACGGCGGTAGAAGAACCCGACGAGGACAGCCTTTCCATCAGTCTCCCACGCAGCCTTTTCACCGAAACGGCACTGCAGAATCTGGACGCCCTCCTCCTGAGCAAGGGACGGCTCATTCGACACGCCTTCAAGATTAAGGAAGCGATCTACACGCTCACCGATGACCGCATCACCTTCGCATGGTTGCACGGCATGATCACTAACGAGACGGCAAAGGCATATGCCGAGTTCATCAGTAAACTCTGCCTGATGGCGCGGACGCAGAAGCGCGTCACGGCAAAGGAGAAGATTGTGGACAACGAGAAATACGCTTTCCGCTGCTTCCTCCTACGCCTTGGCATGATCGGAAATGCCTACAAAGAGTCGCGCAAGATTCTCCTGCAGAATCTCACGGGCAGCAGCGCATTCAAGAGCGGACATCGGAAAGGAGATGAGCGTCATGCATTTTCCGAGTAAGGAGCAGATCACCGTGCTTCGAGAGCGGTACCCACGCGGGACGAAGGTGGAACTTCTCGGCATGGACGATCCGCAAGCACCACCGACAGGGACGATGGGCGAGATTCTGGGCGTTGACGATGCAGGACAGCTTCTCGTCCGATGGGAGACAGGATCGTCACTCAGCCTGATCTCCGGTTTGGACTCCTTCCGCATCGCAGAGAAAGGCGGTCAGTCATGAACGAGACGATTTTCACGCAGATCATGGACATTCGCGACTCCGGGCGGGTGAATATGTTCGATGTTCCCGGTGTTCAGCGCATGGCGTTTAAGATGGGATTCTACGAACTGGTCTGCTTCATCGAAGAGAACCGTGCGGCGTATGTACGCTTTATCCTCACGGGCGAAGAGAGCGTTTAACGGATTTTGCACAGCCTTTCGGGGCTGTGTTTCTCTCGAAAAATAAGTGTAGTTTATCCGAAATATGACTTGCTATATTCTGCGTTTAGAGGCATATATACACATGACGAAGGGAACAACCTACACAAAGGAGGAAACGAAAATGAAAAGCGCAGAAGCAAGATGGCCGAAGACCACCACGATGGAGCACCTCGATGAGATGCGGTTCGGGACAAGCGGCGCGATCCTTCGCTACGGCGAGCAGATCCTTGTCGTCGGGATGGAATGCTGGGGTTTCCACGCAGCCATCTACGAGATGGTCGAAACGCCGGAGGAGACGGGATTCGCGGACATCGAATGCCGCCTGAACCTTGTCGAAGCCGCCACCGAGCTTTTCGAGGACGGCGGGCACGCGATGGCTTGGTGCATGAAGCGCATCTAAACCGCACCAAACAACCAAACAGCCCTTCGGGGCTGCTTCTCGTTTCAGATATTATGAGTCGCTGACGGCGGCTCTTTTTTGATGGGGGTGATTGCTTGCGGAAACTGACGGACTACACGCCAACGAAGTTCATGGCAGAGGACGCGCACTATGACAAAGCTGCTGCGGACTATGCCGTGGGCTTCATCGAGTGTCTGTGCCATACGAAGGGGACATGGGCAGGAAAGCCCTTCGAGCTGATTGACTGGCAGGAGCGCATTATCCGAGACATTTTCGGAATTTTGAAACCGAACGGCTATCGGCAGTTCAACACGGCGTATATTGAGATAGGGAAGAAGAACGGGAAGAGCGAACTTGCGGCCGCTGTCGCACTGCTCCTTTGCTGCGGTGACGGGGAGGAGCGTGCCGAGGTGTATGGCTGTGCTGCCGACCGTCAACAGGCGAGCATCGTATTCGAGGTCGCAGCAGATATGGTGCGTATGTGTCCCGCACTCGGCAAGCGGGTGAAGATTCTTGCCTCCCAGAAGCGTATGGTCTATCTGCCGACAAATAGCTTCTATCAGGTGCTTTCGGCAGAAGCCTACTCGAAACACGGCTTCAACATTCACGGCGTTGTATTCGACGAACTGCACACGCAGCCGAACCGCAAGCTCTTTGACGTTATGACGAAGGGCTCTGGTGATGCGCGTATGCAGCCGCTTTACTTCCTTATCACCACAGCAGGAACGGACACGCAGTCCATCTGCTATGAGACGCATCAGAAAGCGAAGGACATTCTCGAAGGGAGAAAGATCGACCCGACCTTCTATCCTGTGATCTACGGAGCAAAGGAGGATGAGGACTGGACAGACCCCGAGGTATGGAAGCGGTCGAATCCGTCCCTCGGTATCACGGTCGGCATCGACAAGGTACAAGCGGCGTGCGATTCGGCACGGCAGAATCCCGCCGAGGAAAACAGCTTTCGTCAGCTCCGTCTGAACCAGTGGGTGAAGCAGTCCGTGCGGTGGATGCCGATGGACAAGTGGGATGCGTGCGCTCTGCCTGTGGATGCAGCGGCATTGGAAGGGCGTGTCTGCTACGGCGGTCTTGACCTTTCCTCTACGATGGATATTACGGCGTTTGTGCTCGTGTTTCCTCCGACCGAGGAGGATGAGACGTTTGCCGTCCTTCCGTATTTCTGGATTCCCGAGGAGAATATTGACCTGCGTGTGCGCCGCGATCATGTACCGTATGACGTGTGGGAGAAGCAGGGCTTTCTCATGACCACCGAGGGGAATGTTGTGCATTACGGATTCATCGAGGCGTTCATCGAGAAACTGGGCGAGAAGTACAACATCCGTGAGATTGCCTTTGACCGCTGGGGCGCGGTGCAGATGGTGCAGAACCTCGAAGGAATGGGATTCACCGTTGTTCCGTTCGGGCAGGGATTCAAGGATATGAGCCCGCCGACCAAAGAGTTGATGAAGCTGACGCTGGAAAAGAAAATAGCGTACGGCGGGCATCCCGTCATGCGCTGGATGGCAGACAACATCTTCATTCGCACCGATCCCGCCGGGCACATCAAGGCGGACAA